CCAGCCATTCTTTTTTCTAGGCATACTACATTGCTACGCTAACTACAGTAGTTATCTATATACCCTATATTTTAATACTATTCGCTGTCTCTCCCCTACTAACCTTTTCTAGAGATTTATATAGCAGTAGGGGTAGTTAGCGTAGTTTTGTAGTTTAGAAGAAGCCGCCACTCACGCCTAGGAGCGGTGCATTAGTCACGTTGTCTTGGAGGTTACTTGTTAGCCGTGCAGCCCACAAGTTCTTACCTTTAGGTACGTAGAAGCCGGTGTTCTTCTGCACACTGCCCACAGCAGGCACAGGAGCCAATACAAAAGGCATGTCCGTTGAATGGACCCAGTTCCCCAATGTTGAAGCTGCAATCAAACTTCCTACGTAAATACCGCCACTAACAGCAGCGGCACTTTGAGAAGGAGGACGCAAAAAGTCGTTATCAGATGACAGATAAAGATTAATTTGATAGCTGTTACTATTTCCATCTTGACCACGTGAAATGGCATAGATGTCTTCAATCACAGCTCCATCATTAGACGTACAGTTCAGTACCAACTGCGCAAAGTTCGTACCAGAAACGTCAGTCTGAAGGATGGTTGCGTCATTCATACTGTAAACCTCGTTAAATACGCGGTCTACTAGCAGAGGTTGCTTATTAGTAGAAGTTGATGCCATTACTTTTTACCTTTCTTTTGTCCTGTTTTTTTCATATCGTTACCCGGAGCAAGGGCCAGTCCGTTGGGACTTGAGAAGTCCGTACTGGGCATTCCTTGAAGAGGAAGTGATCCCATCCTAGCAGGAGGTTCAGGCATTTGACCTAAATTTGTAGGGCTTCCAATGAATCCCATAGGGCCAATTTCAGAGGGTGGGATACCATCAGGTGAATTTCGCATTGAGGTTCTTGTTGCCGCCTCGGCGGTGTAATTACCTCCCATCTGGTTATATATTTCAGAAGGTGTTGCTGGCAATCCATCACCTGCAGCATTCAAACCACGGCGTCCACTAAACTCAGCACGTAGTCCAGAGTTGCCAACCATTCCTGAGACATATCCCATTCGGCCCGGAACGTCAGGCTGAACCTGTTCTCCAAATAAATATTGGTTTGTATATCCATCAACGTTGGTACCACCGGCTGGTTGTTCCCTGAAGTTATTGGGATTCAAGTCCTGGTTGTTTGGTCCCTGGTCCATTCCTGCCTGTGGACGCAGAGGAATATTGCCTTGTGGAGCACCCGGCATGTTGGAGTTATTTCGACGAGTACCCTGAGGTCCCATCATTGCTTCTCGACGCTGTCTCTTTGCTTCATTCATGATCAAGCTCGGTTGATTTGCTGACGGTTGTTGTATCCGGGAAACTGAATTCCAGCAGCGATACCCTGCACACGCATAGCTGCGTTTTGACCAATGGAGCGAGGATCGTCATGTGGAGAACTGGTGGCTGACATACCATTCTCAGGACCAAACCCCGTCTGATTGTTGTAATCAGTGGTTACCGCATTCCCCATTGAATCGTTGTTGGGCTGAAAATTACCTTTTTCACCACCAACACTTTGACCAGTAGTCAAGTTAGTGTTTGCATATTGAGGATGACGATGAGCTGATACAACAGTCCCGCTCCCTTCGGTAGCCATTTGTTGCATGCCAAAGATGAAGGCGTTATCTTGCAAAGCCTGTGCTTCTGCGAGCTTTGACCGATAGTCACCATCCCCTTTAATGCGAATGGGAACGTTTCCATAGTTAAACGCCCCGCCTCCTCTATTCGACATAATTTTGCAAATATCTTTCTAGATATATTCTACACTTAGCGCCAAATCTGATTAAGCATAATTCGTGAACCTACCGCTGTATCTGCTGGCCCGGGCACAGCCATGATAAATTCAGCACCACTTCTTTCAAATGCATACCTTCTATATTCTGGGCGACGGTAGTTAGGCACGTATAGTGTTTCTGCCATTCGATCTACTTCTCTTAAATAAATTTCTCGAAAATATTCATCACCTTTCAATGGGTCAGAGGTTGCCATCGTTCGTTGAACGTCACCAGCTATCTGCTCTAACCGACTGTAGTTTGGACTACCGTTAGCATCTCTAGGGAAGTATTCAGAGTTTTCCCAAGCAGTATCACATCGGCGAACATGATTAATAATCTGGTTATAGAAAAACTCATCTGGTATTACAGATAGAGCTTCTTCTAGGCGTGATCGATCACCTGCTGGGATTTGTGAACCAGAGTTGAATCCAAGGTGGAAACGCACTTTTGACTTATTAAACTCATCTAGTTCCATTACGCAATACCCATTTTACTTACTTGGTCTGCCATCAAGAGTTGCATTCTTAGCTTGTCTTCTTCAGTTGCAGTCCCAGCCATTTCAGCTGCAAGAATCCGTGCTTCTTCTGAGTTGGCCAACATTTTATTTCTTATATCTTCGCCTAATTCTCCTCCAAGTGCTGCTCCAGCAAAGAGTCCTGTTAATCTAAATCCTGGTTTAAAACGATTATTTGTACCACGAAGATGGCCAATACCTCGGCCTACTGGATGCAAGAGTTGACCAGAAGTAAGTCCAATAAGTGCTCCTGCTAGAGAGCCGCCAGCTTGTGCAACTTCGGGTGAACGTATTCCGCTACCTTTCTCTTTAAGTGCTGCCAGTAGCAACATCTCTTGTTCACTCATCTTACTGCCGCATGATTACTTATAGTTTATCAAGCAATGAAAATTAGATCATCTGCAATCAGCTGTTCCCAGTTAACACGGGGGATATTTTCTAGCTGCTTCAGATTGCTAAACCGCTCACCAGAGAGTGAACAACGTAGTTCAACAATGCGCTTTGCAGTTGCATACCCCACGCCAGGCAGTCGCTTGGCAATCAGTTCTGGGGGTGCCAGATTCAAGTTAAGACGGGTGTCATTCAGAGGAACAACGCGCTCCGGCATTTGCTCTTCTTCTGTTTTTTGAATCTGTGGAGCTTCGACTTTCGCGAGGCGACCCTTCTCGGTATCGTATGGAATAAGTGAATCAAGATCTACATACTTGATTGCACCGTCTCCAGTACGAACCATTGCATATTCACCGTCGTGCTTTGAGATAAATTCGACAAGCGCTCCAGTCTTCTCGTCCTGAAAAAGATTGCTAGACATTAGGGTATTTCGTCTTCTTACTTATTATAAGCCACAAAAAAAGCACCCCCGTAGGAGTGCCTTTCTTGAGTTGATTTAAGAGATCAGGAACCCTGACCAGCTTCAATCTTGTAACCGAGATGGACATCTTCTGCATCAGGCGCAGGAGAATCCAAGTAGTAGCAGACTTCTACAATCACAGCGGCAGTATCACCAGCATCGACGACATTAAGGTCGGCGGAAGCAGTGGCGGTCACACCAGTGGCAGAGCCAAGTGCGGACAGCTGAGTAGAAGGGTCGTAGCTGCTAGCTGCACCATCAGGGAACGCACCACTAGAAGCAGTGAGTGTTACACCACCGGAGATTCCGGTAGCCTGAACGGTCGCAGAACCAGTAGAAGACAGGTTCTTAGTGTTAACAGCAGTGCGATAGATCTTGGCACCAGCAGGGATGGTCAAGGTCTTATCCAAACGAGGCTTGTCGTCGCCGCGTTGGTCAGGTGAAGGTACGACCAAAGGCAGGGTGCCAGAAGACACGGTGCCGTTTGCCACATACACACCAATGACGCGGTAGAACTCAACGCCTGGAAGTGCTTCAACGCCTTGGGCCTTGTAAGCATTCAGATGGGTAACGTAGTTACCGGGAAAAATGACGGACATTGTTAATTACCTCAATATACGAAAGAGTAACCAACAGTGATGAAGTCCTTATTCAGAACTTCAAATCCGGCAAACAGAGACCAGATCATGATGATGAAACGAGAGAAATCGTCGTTATTGTTCAACAGGATCTGAGCGTTGTTGCCACCGATGCCCACGCCAACAGCCTGAGGGCCGAAGAAGATCAGCTGGCTAGCTGCATAATCAGCAGCAGAAGCGTCAGAGTCAGCAACCACAAGGTTGTAGTTGGTCTCAGGGAGGTTGGTGGACTCGAACCAGCGGACGCCTTCGAAAAGGAAGCCAGAAGGCATAACGGGTTGTCCAGCAACGAAGCCAGCCTGACCGTATGCAGGACCCATGCCTTGGTAGAAGTTGGCGTTAGGGGCTTCAGCAGGAGACATCGGGTTGATCATTCCGCTACCGGGGTAACGAGCGATCTCACGGAAGTCACTGTTTTGACGGAGATGCATCATCGCGGTTGGATCCACGATGCAGCGGTAGTAACCATCAGAGAAGGTAGGAACATTGCGCTTACGCATGTCCTTAACCACCTCAAGCAGGTCGGTGGTGACATCGAACTTGGCAGATTCACCAGTTCCGTAGGTCACACCCAGGGTTCCACCGGAACCACCTTTGGCCTTACCACCGGGCAGGTAGTAACCACCTTGATCCTTAGAAGCAGCA